TTTGCAAGCCTCCGTCGAATAGTAATACTCGAGGCTAGAGCGGAGGCTAGCGGTTATTTCGAGATAATGGATTATATGATGAGCGAAAAGTTTGGGATTGACTGGAAAAAAATGGAATGTAGTCGTGCAAAATATTTCATGCTTATAATGCAATTAAAAGCAGAGCGTAAAGAAAAAGAAGAAAAAAAAGCTGACCAACAATCAAAACAAAAACGCTATGGTAGACACTAGCATGCAGGTGGTCATTTCATTGAAAGACCAATTATCTGCTGGATTAGACAAATTAAAATCAAATGTCACGGGTCTCAATAAAAGCATAACACAAAATGCTACTGAGATTCGTAATGTTGGTTTAGCTCTCACCGGTTTTGCAACTGGTGCTGCTTTTGCTCTCAATTCTACTGTAAAAGCAAGTAATGAACTCAATAATTCTTTGGTTGGTTTGTCTAGTGTTGCAAGTGCTTTTGGTGCAAATGCAGACGAAGCAAAAAAAGCAGCTGTTTCGCTTGCCTCTGATGGTTTAATGTCCGTCTCTGACGCTGCGACATCACTCAAAAATTTGCTCGCAAGTCGTTTTAGTTTAGATGAGGCGATTGATTTAATGAATGGATTTAAAGATTCAGCTGCTTTTGGTAAACAATCCGCTCTTTCGTTTGGTGAGGCTATCCGTGGAGCAACGGAAGGTATCAAAAACGGAAACTCTATTTTGGTAGATAATGCTGGTGTTACAAAAAATCTTTCAAACATTTTGGTTGAGGCAGGATATTCCGCACAAGATTTATCAAAAGCAACAACTGACGCTGGTGTTCGTACAGCTTTGTACGCTGGTATCTTAAAAGAAACAGCAACATTTCAAGGTGACGCAATACGCTTGACAAAACAGCTATCTGGTGCTCAAGCACAATTATCAACTTCAATTTTCAATCTCAAAGCGTCAATTGGTGACGCACTCGCTCCTGCGTTAGCACAAATTATACCGCAAATAAACAGTCTTGTTGTTTCAATTATTGATTGGATAAAAGAAAATCCTGAACTTGCAAAAACATTGGGAACAGTCACGATAGCGTTGGTTGCTATCACTGGCGTTGTCGGTGTGTTTGCTCTTGCTTTGGGAGCAGCTGGGGTGGCTGCAACTGGATTAGGTTTGACACTTTTTCCATTTTTAGGAATTATTGCTGGTGTGTCAGCTGCAATTTTTGCATTGGTTGGTTTTATCATTTTATTAGTAAAAAATTGGGACACTGCAAAAGCAAGTATTATAGCTTTTGCAACTACGACCAGTGAAGTCATTGGTTTATGGATTGACACAATATATTCCAAAATAAAAACAGGTTTTGAAGCTATTTTGAGTGTTGTTGATATTACTGTAAACGCAATAAAGACTGCCATAGTTACTGTGTTTGATTTTATCAAAGGCTTTCTTACATTTTGGGTTGCAATGGTTGTGGGATTATTTGTTGGTTTTTTCAATTTGTTTGGTATAGATGTAGTAGCGGTATTAACTCAATTTTCTTTATATATACAACAAGTATTTACACAAGTGATTACGTTTCTCACCGCTTTTGTTGCAAAGTTTAGTGCGGTCTGGGCAACAACTTGGAACAATATAAAACAAACATACACTCTTATTTGGGGGGCAATAAAACAAACTACGTCTGATTTTTTGGGTGGTATTTTACAAATTGTGAGTGGGTATGTTGAGCCAATAAAAAAACTATTTATAGGTATTTGGAACGGTGTGAAAGATGTGACTGTTATGGTTTTTTCTTCAATCGTTGACATAATCAAAGAAAAAATCAACTTTGTTTTTGAGATGATAAATAAACTCATCAAAGCAGCCAATAAAGTGGCACAATCTGGTGCTGGTGCGTTGGGTATTGACGTACCAAAAATCCCTGAAATCCCACTGCTTGCAAAAGGCGGTATCGTAAAAAATCCTACATTGGCAATGGTTGGTGAAGCTGGTCCAGAAGCAGTAATCCCACTCAACAAAGCGGACGGTATGGGTTTTGGTGGTGGCGTCACAATCAACATTCTTGATGGCAATTTCCTTGGCAATGAGGAAGACGTTGCAATTGCTCTTGGTGATATAATCGTAAATCGTCTCAAGTTATCCACTAGCGTCGTATAATCTATGCTATGGTTTTACATAAACGAAACGGAACGAACGGACGACGTTCAATTTCCAAGAAACAACATATCTGATAACTTACAAGACAGAGCAAACACTGCCAATTTTACGATATTTGCAGGCACAAAACCAAGCGAAAATCAAGAGGTGTTTATTTATTCAGGGGATGAGATTGTCAGCTTAGTTGGAAACACCATCACATTGGCAGGCAAATACGAACGAGAATGCAACAAGTTCTATGCAGGGCAGAAATTACGCATTAGAATAGGCGATAGCGACGAGGAAAACGTCATAGTGGACACTTACGACGAAAACACCCTAACTCTTGTCCTAGAGGCAATTCCAAGCGGTTCTGTGGTCGCTGGAGACAAGATTGGAGAGATTATTTATGGCGGATTGATAGCACGGGTCAAAGACCGGAACGAATCGGCTCTTGACCAATTGGAATATGACGTGCAATGTACTGACTTCAAAAAGATTTTTGATAAAAAGCGTGTTCGTGATACTTGGACAGACGTTGGCGGACGATATATCATCAATAGCTTTGTAAACAGCACAGTCAATCTCAATCGCACGCTGGATGAGCTGTCATACGATACAAACGGGGCAATCCAAGCAGTCTGGACAGAGGGTGGAGATGGAAGCAACCCAACAATTGACAACGCTACGTTCATTGAGGGCGATAGCAGTGGTGTTTTTGCTTGGGTAAACGCAACCAATCAAGCAATTTGGTCGGCTACGTTCGCTACTCCAAAAGATGTGGCGGATATTATCGGCGTCAATAGTGGGACACCAACGAAGGGGAAAGTGCAGATTTGGGGTTTTCCAAGTGATATTTCTGTTATTTCAGATATCCGTTTGCGTATTGGTTCGTCGGCAAGTGATTATGTGGAGGTGATTATGTCCGACTTTGTGCAAGACGGTGATTTTTATTATGCAACCGAAAACCTTGCAGGAATAACGCCAACTGGCACACCTGTTTGGACAGCGATTGACTACGCACGCATTATCGTCAATCAAACAGGAGACGGCAATATCAAGCTCAATGGTTTGCGTATTATGGACGAAGACGGTTTTACATTGTATCAAGTCGGCGACACACCTGTCATTGACGAATACCGTGCTCCAAATATCCCACCATTTCAAATACTCTCTGCTCTTGCAGGAGCATATCAAATGATTACATACATCGACTACGAACGAGATATTGTTTTTCGTGCGTCTGGATTGACCAATTCACCAATACAATTTACTGATACATCAAATAATTTCAATGATTTATCTATTGAAATTGACCAATCACAGTTGGGGAATCGTATCATCATCTACGGAGGCGAGCGAACGTCAAGCAGTCGGTATGCACAGGTTGAAGAAGGAAACGGTGTATTTCGTGAGTGGTTGATGAAAAGCAAGTTCAACGGCATGCAGGTATCAATTGACGACAATACCTCTACCGACACAATGGAAGTCGGCACAACTACAACAAACGTGCGAGCCACCGCACACGGGCTGTCTGTTTTTGACCATATTGTCAATCGTACTCGTGGAGAATTGCGCCAAGTATTAACCGTACCGGACGCAAACAATTTCACCGTTGAAACGGTTACCGGACAAACTAACGGTGATATATTTAGCAAGTTTTCTGTTTTCCCTACTCTTGGAATTGAAGGAATCACCGACGAAACAACGGTGGACTATGTGCAAAACAGCAACGAAAAGTCAATCCGTGCAAGTAGTAGTAATCTTGTCACATTGACCGCAGGCACATACATCCGTTTTGAATATAACGAACGCATACCATTACAGCTTGAATATAGCGACCCGACCAGTGTTTCAAACTTAAAAGCACTCGGACTTGGTGACGGTATTTTCGATTTAGACCCTATACGAGATGAAAATATAACAGATACAGTCACAGCGTTGTTGTTGGCACAGGCAAAAGTGTCTGATTATAGCAACCCAATTATCACAGGAACAGTCACGACCGACAAACACGGCGTGCAGTCTGGACAATTATTGCGTATCACAGACTCAAACCGGTCTATCAACCGTGATTTTGTTGTGCAGTCTGTCCGGTACTCAATGAAAGGCGGAACGTACAAAGATTATATTGAGTATCAAATTACCTTCGGAACAACGCTTTTTGGCGTGATTGAGTTTTACCAAAAGTTGTTGAGACAAGGACAATCGCTTGCTTTCAACGAAGACGCACAGGTGACAAACTTTGTCTCACCGAACGAGGAAATTGGATTTGGAGATGACAATTATCTCACACCAGAAAATCTTGTTATCTCAAATGAAGAAATTGGTATGGCGGACGCAAATACACTTATCGAGGCAACCAGTTGGGAGTGGGAAGTAAGCAGTGGTCAACCGATAGAAACACGTTGGGATTTATTTCATTGGTCATAATTGTGCTATAATATATTCATATGCAACATTCTACACACAAACGAGAAGAAAAAAAGAGCATTGGGTTCAAAGGCGAACACATCATCACGACGGCAAATTGTACGTCTGATTATGCCATGAAAATGATTGCTCTTATCAATAACAATATACAAAAACGCTATACCGCATTGAAAAACGGTACTATGTGTTTGAAATTGGCAAACGAATTGCTTGCTGAGTACGATACGTTTGTTGACCAACTCAATCGACGCTTCAAAACACAAGAATTGTACATAGAAAACATCACCTGTACAGTCGGGCGAGCTGCGATTGCGGACGTTATGACAGGCACAGGAACATACACAGGAGAAGTCACACATTGTGCGGTCGGTACTGGAACAGCTGTACCAGCAGAGGGAGACACACAATTGGCAACAGAAACATACCGCAAAGCAATTTCCGTTGGAACGCCGAGCAGTAACATTGCAATTTTGGAAACATTTTTTGAGCCGGGTGAGGCAACTGCGACTCTTGAAGAATATGGTTATTTTATTGATGGAACATTGACTATAAATACTGGACAACTTTGCAATCGTTTCACACAGCAAGTCACAAAATCCGCAACTGAAAGTCTAAATGTGCGTTCACTCATCACACTTTCTGACCAATAAAATATATGAGCAACTTTGATTCTACGCCGGTTGTAGCCGGCAATACCGCTCTTGCAACACATTATAACGATTTGAGAGAAGATGCCTTGATAAACGGTGGTGATTTTGCTGTTGCTACTGGAAGTGCGAACGCATATATTTTGGCACTTGATGCTCAAATTATCGCATACGTCACAGGTATGGTTGTCAAATTTCAGGCAAATTTTACAAATACAGCTCCTGCAACTATCAATGTGAATGGTTTAGGTGCAAAAAATATAAAAAGACAAGACGGAAATGATGTTTCTGCAAACGATATATTGAATGGCGGTATTTATATTTTAATTTACAATGGAACAAATTTTCTTTTATTACAAAATGAAAACGACAGAATAACAAAAAAACTAACAGCTGGAGAAACAATTAACGGTGCAACAACTCCAGTAGCTGTATATCTCGGTACTGACAATGAAGTGTATGCTGCTGACGGAAACAATATTGGCAAAGTAAACGTAATTGGTTTTGCTGTATCAAATGGAACAAATGGAAACTCTATTGACGTGCAAACAGCTGGATACGTTACTGGGTTTACTGGACTTACAACTGGTGTTTCATACTTTGTCTCTGATAGTCAAACACTCT